TGGCTTAAAGTTGCCATTCTGATCATCATAACATAACGTTGAACCCGCTTTTGTTGCGAAATTACCGTTACCAAATTTTAATGTTTGTGCCATTTTTTAATTTTTTATTTTTTTATTCAACTGTATATCCAAAATTAATTCCCAAATCTGAAAAACTCATCCAAGATACTAAACATTCAAGTTCCAAATCGGTCAATGCTTCTTTAAAAACTGCAACGGATTTGGTGTTTCCGTAGAAATCTAAAGTGCCATTTCCTTTATCAAAAGATAAATTATTTAAAGTACCATTAGGGAAAACTACTCCACTTGTATCTGTACCTAACTTAAAACCATTTACAAAAAATAAAAAATCATTTAATTTATATTTTACAAGCACTTTGTTAAAAGTTGAAACAGAAGTAATTACTTGACTGAATATTGCAGACGAAGCACCATTAACGTTTATATGCCCATTAATTTCATTAGATGTTGAATCAAAATAAATTTCTACTTTGTTAGCAGCACTTCCGTCATTAATTGAAAAATGTCTTGAAGTACCATCATTAGCCAAAGCCGATATTTCCGCATATAGCACCCCTTGAGTTGAATTTATCAAATCACTTGATCCCGCGTTGTTTGCGACATCAGCCAAACGAGTAACACCACCGCTTTCTCCGTTATTTGGTATGTAAGATGTTGGAAAAGAACCTTGTTCGAGCATTGCTCCAAATATGTAAAGTCCAGAACTTCCATCTCCTTGATAAGAAGTAACTCCATTCGATGTGCTTATTCTTACATAAACCCTATCTGCACTTACAGAAGTATTAAAAGAAACTGAACACTTAAACCATCCATTTCCATAGTTTTCAATATTCGCAGTAATACCACTATCTACAATACCAACAACACCATCTTCAACATTAAAGTTTGCACCACTATTATTTGCAGTCATAACTTTAACCCAACTTCTTTCTCCTTTTTTTATAAAAATAGAATAAACATAATCACTTGATGGCGTAGTAGTTATTACATCTGAATAAATTTGTTGCAATCCATTTGTAGAACTTTCTATTATCTTATCAGCATCTAATGCTCCATTTGGAGAAATAATTTGATTTGAAGATAAAGAAACAGTTGCCTTTACCCAATAGGAATTACTAAAAGATTCTGAATACTTAACTACATTTGTCCTCTGCGGTTCAAATTTCCAACTCCCAACCCCTCCAGTATAATCAATTCTTGGAAGGTTGCTTGCAACATCTTGAATTAATCCGTTTGAACCAACTCGGGTTGCTGATGAATTTCTTGAGAAATCGAAATCGGCGTTTATTACTTCTTTAACGCTTACGTTGTCTATATAAGAAAATTGTCCGTTTACAGTACTAAGTGTTTTGGCTATAAACCAAGTTGTTGTCGTTGTTGCAGTAAAAGTTTCTGTATGAATACCGTCAAAATTATCTGTTACATCAAGTAAATTAACTGAATTAGTTGACGTACCCGCTCCGAAAAAAACACCCTCGACCGCAGTACCTTTATTACTAACAAATGTAATTCTATACTCTTTACCTATTTCTGTTGTTATTGATGAATTAGCACCTGCTGAACTTCCATCTCCGTTTTCTATTTTTAATTCACCTAAAACAACGGATAATAATGAACTAGCATCAGTTCCTTGCCAGCTGTTAATGCCATTACTAAAATCTCCATTAGTTACAAGTTCAGGCCCGTAATATTGCACCGGTTTAACGCTTAATATTTTCCCAGTATCATAAGCCGTTGGCGTTGTGATTATTGATGCTTTTTGTAATAAATTACTCATTTTGTTTTCCCTTTAAATTGAACATCTTTCAAACTCATCTAATATTTGAGTTGTTCCGCTTGCATTTTCAAAATATGCGGCGCGCGATTGTAACGCACTTAATAACGTGCTAACTTCACCAATGGCCTGATTGACCTGAATTTTTAAACCTAATCCAATCATCTGCTATTATCTTAAATAACAAACAACTTTCCCACTTGCAACGGCAACATCATCGAAATTCCCGTAAATAACAACCCCGGCAGCTAATGCCAATGATGTGATTGAAGTGTCACCGCCAATCGTGTCAACATCACAAGAAATTGTTGACGATTCGATTGCTTGAATCGCGCAAAAGTTTTCACCCGCTACCGATGTAGCTGAAGCCGCTATGATTCGCAATCCCTTATCACCAAAGGATAATTTCTGAAATTCGCTTGTTTGATATAAATTTGAAGCCATAAAAATAATTTTAAAATTTTATAATATTCACAAAAATACAAAAATTAAAATTGTTTCGCTTTTTAATTTTTTCCTTGGCCCCTATATTTTTTTTTATAGTTCTTTGATTTCTTTGAATGCGAAGTTTTGCATTTAGAATGAACGCCTTTGCGTTTCTTTTTTACCTTTTCAACTTTAATATCTCTGACTTGATTCTTTGCCATTTTATTTTTTGATTGTGATATTCTTTGAAATCTTTTCAGCACTTCGGCCCACAACATAGCCGCCAATTCCTAACTGTAACAAGTTCCAAAATTCATCTTCCAACTCTGGTATTCTAAAATCAAATAAAGGCGCTAAAAACTTAACGTAAATGACTATAAACCCAAACGCGAGCATTAGAATAGGCCTCCAAGAACGTTGCAACCAGTTTCCGTTTGATTCAGAAACTATTATTTCGGTTTGCATTTTCTGCAACTCCAATTGTTTTTGAACAAGAATTTGTTTGATAGCATTTTCAGCTAAAATCTTTTCTTCTTTTGAAGTAAAAAGTTTGTCAAGTCCAGACATTAAATCTTTAACAACAGTACCACCGAACCAGTCAATTATTTTTTTCATAATTATATATTACAATATTCTTTATTAGCATCAAAGCAAGGGCAACTTTTTGCGGCAAATTCTCGATGCCCGTGAATGGTTACATCATCCCCGTAAATACTTTTTAATGTTGTAAGTAAATTTAAAAGGGAAATTTTTTGTTCATCGGTTCTGGTGTCTTTTGCAATCCATTTTCCGTTCTTGCCTCTTTCAGATTCAACGCCTCCAATGTAACAGATGCCAATACTGTTTTTGTTTTCTCCTTTTGTGTGCGCTCCGGGCCTCTCAATTGGCCTTCCAACCTCTGTAAGTCCATCTAAGCCAATAATGTAATGGTAACCGATATCTGACCATCCCCGACCGTTAACGTGCCAACCTCTTATTGTTTCAACTGAAATATCTTTGCCTTCTTGTGTAGCAGAACAATGTACTATTATTTTATCTATTTTTCGCATTGCTATTTCTTTTTTTATATCCTTCGTGAATCTTTTGAAACGTATAAACAATTGATGCCAACAACAATATAATTTTTAAACTATTTTCAACGTGTGTAAAGCTAATCATCAATGATAATCCATTAAAAACCCCTAATTTGAAATCCTCCATACTCATAATAATATTTTTTTAAAAGTGACTTAACACAGTAATTAGAAAATTTTCTACTGTTGCAGTACAACCTGATTTATCAACTTTAACTTGAATCTTGCAACCGCTTGTTAAAACATCTGTATGTGTAAACAATTGCGTTGTTCTTGAATACCTAACGAGATCGTTGTTTGAAGCAATATTATCGTGCATAAATTCAACAGATTTATTTGTGTCTGGAAAATATAATCTTGCATCTAATCGAGTATTTGCAGCGCCCGCAGTAATATCAAAATCGTTTCTTACAATCATAATTTTTCCTGAACCTAATTCAGTAAACACTAAACTATTTGTTGCTGAATTCCATAAATCACCCGTAACAAATGACGGTTTATAAGTTGTAACAGTACCGCTTCCGGCTTTGTCATTAGTCAAATCAGTCCAAACGTTTTGCGTTAAATTTATTGGCGTTCCGCTTGTTGCTGAATCTTCATAATCAACCCAACCGCCCTTTGAATCATATAATGAATTTACTGATGTTTTTATTTCATTCATATCAGCGGCCGCGACTTTATTGACTGCCGGCAATACTGAAGTTTGATTGTCAATTTTACTTGTGTAGGTTATTTTAGCCATTTTTTATTTTTTAAGATTGGAGTTCGTTTTGCAATTCGCTTTGTAAACCGCCTATTGCGTTTGTTTGTTCAATTTTATTTGATATCTCAATGATTGCGCGAAAATATGTATAATCTTTTAAATCATCTTGTAAATATTTAACACCTTCGTTGACTGTTGTGTAAATTTTAAATCCGTTGGCGCTTAAATCAATATAATCGTTTGACCGCGTTCGAACTAATTCAAGGCACTTTGACACCATTAGATTCACATCTAATTCACCGCCATCATCCGAATAAAATCTTGTTATACATTCTATTCGTGTAATTGTTTCACTAATAAATGAAGTTTGATTTTGATCAGCTTCATCGCTTGACAAACTATAAACACGAATTGCGGGATATGTTGAATTAGTTGGAATCCTATTGAAAACCGGGACAACGGCGCCATTAATCGTCACCGCATTGGTTAATTTAGCAATGATTCCGCGCCTTACATAATGAATTGCTTCTAACATATATTTTATTTTATAGCGTTGTTTAGTTCGCCTTTTAATCTAACTAATAAATTTCTTAATCCTATTCGCGCCGCATTATAAAAAAACGGGCGGGCCGGCAAATTCACCTCTTTTATTCCTTTGCCTTTAAATTGGGCCGCATAACTTGGCGGAATCCCTAATTGAACCATATCATCAAGGTTGACCATTCCACCAGTTCCAAATTCAACATATGGCGCATAATGAGCGCCGGCAATTACTTCAACGGTTTTGCCTTTACGTTCAGATTTAATTGACTGTTTTAATGTTCCTTTATCAACTGAAACGTTTTGTTTAGCCATCCTAACAATATCCATTGCAGAACGCCCTAGTTCATTTGACAATGTTTTTTTATCAAAGGCCCGTAAATTGTCCAACTTTTTTTTTAGTTGTGACAAATCCGATTGATTTATTTTGATAAAATTTGTTTGCATTAATTAGATTTTGTTGCGGTTAATTTAGTTTGATAGTCCAAATCAAATTCAAATTTTTCGTTTATCCTATAATTTTGTGAACCACCTTCAACAGTAAATATATCGCCAATGACAATCAAATCCGCCGTTTTCTTACGCATTAATATTTCAACTTCAATTTCGTGATCACGTTTGCCGAACTTCTCGTTTATTTCGCCGTTAATTTGCTTTAAATCGCACCAAACAGATGCAACCGTTGACAATGTAGAAGTAAACCCACCAAAACCATCAGACGATTTTACCAAACGTTTTATTGTAATCTTTGAATTTAGTTTTCCGGCTTGCATTACAGAAACATTGTTTTATATGATGTTAAAATTGTTTTTGTGTTGCTTGGAATTTCAACATTTTTACCGATACCCTTTGAAGCGCCTTCAATAAAATTTGCGCGGTTGTCATAATACGTTGATATTAATTGCAACATCGCTTGTTTAATTAACGAATCGTTTAATCCTTCCGTTATATATGTAACCTTAACGTGTTCCGCAGAACCGCCATCAAGTTCAATTGTTTCATTGTCTAAACCCAATATTTCAAACGCGGTTGTATTAGTTCCGCTAACGTTAACCGTTGAAATGATTTCAACCGGGCCAAATGGCAAATCAAAAACGCCGTTTGTTGTTGGTAAATAATACGTTCGGTTTTTTCCAACGATATCACGGGAAATATAGTTTTCGCACCAGATACGCGCTTGCGTTATCATAGCCGAAATAATATTGTCATCAGATGCCGTATCAATACGAACGTAATCTTTAACTTCTTGAGCGGTTAAAATCTCATTTCCAGTTGTTGAATTAATCTTTATCTGTCGCATTGTCTTTATTTTCTAAATATTCAACTTTTAATTCTTTGGTTTCAATTTCGATTTTGCTTTTCTTCTTTGTTACTTTAGTTGCAAACCCTTTTTGAATCCATACTTTGGCAACATCATCAGAAAGTTCGATATTATCGCCTTCATTATAACGTTTGCCGTTTCTTAAAATTGATTCTTTGATTTTTAAATTCATAATATAAATTTTTGTAAAGATAAAAAAAAAGCGCCACAATTAAATCGCGACGCTTTTTAAACAAAACAAATATGAAAAACACTATAACAATGCAAAGTTATTAAAATTTTTTGAATATTTACCGCCCTTGTTTATAACAATTGATTTGATGACACCATCATTTTCAAAAATATAAAAACCTTTATGAGAATTTACCCATATAGCGAAGTAATCAACATCACTTAATGAATAAGATTGTTTGTTTGTGTTACGCAAATAACAACGAACATTGTCAGCGTCTTTTGTAACCGATTTAATTTGGATCTTTTTAAGGCCGTTAATCGTTTCAATGATACAATCATAAGGCGATGAATCTAATAATGGAAAAGAAACGTGCATTTCGCGTTCCATTGCCATAGTTGCAAACTTATATTCAGCTAAACAACCGATTAAATTGTTATCCATTTTGTAAAACTACAAAAAAAACCGGTTGAATTAACAAACCGGCCTTTCAAACAAAACAAAATTAAACTATTATTGGGTATTATCTTTAGCAGTTGCAACGCTTATCGCTATGATTAACAGAAATAAGGCGCAATAAATATCGTTGAATTTCATCATTTGCCTAATAGCAAAAAAGAAAAATACAATTGGTAATATGATTTTAATTCTTTGCTCCATTTTACATCATATCAGCTTGAAAACATATATTAGAACACGGCCCCGGTTTTTCTGTTTCACAACCGCAAACGCCGCATTCAAATTTAGGTTCATTATCTTCAGATAAATAATCGTAATAAAACATATTTAAAATTTTAGTTTAACATTTCTTTTCACATATTTCAACTCGCGTTGTAAATAATCAATTGCCTTTTCCAAATCTTCAACTTCGTTTTCCTTTTTTCCGGCGCGACAAACGTATTTTAAAACGTTACCGCGGTTGAAGTTAAGTTTAAAGTCCTCTATGACGTCAATTAAGTCGTATATTTTACCGTTTTGGTAGTGTTTAGGTATATTAGCCATAATTAAATTTTTAAAGCGCTTAGAACGCCGTTAAATTGATATTCCAATTAAGATTCCAATTATGATTAATAACATTGCTAATGTAAATCCAACAACAATATCAGTTTCAAATTCTCTTTTATCTCTTAATTTTTGCTGCTCTGATGGCGTATAAACTTCAATGCGTTTACCTTTTTGTTTGATGTGTAATCCCGTTGATGTTTTTTTAGTGTTTTTCATAGTGTTTATATTATGGGCCGCCGAAACGGCCCGGGTTGTTTTATATGTTCCAAATATCTTTTGCAATTATACAATTAGGATGATTTCCTATTGCGTTTTGAGCATCTGACTTGGAGTCAAATCTCTTTGCATCTTTAATATTCCCAAAATGAGGTATTTTAATTCCTCCTATGCTAAAACTCTTAATAAATCCTTTTCCGTTGTTGATAATTATATTTTTCATAATTGTTTGTTTTGTTTTATTGCTTCATTGCAACAGTACAAATATATAAACCTTTATTGAATTAAAAAAATATTTTCAGTTTTTTTTTAAAGTTTTTTTTGTTTTTTTTGTTTCTTATCTGTTAGATGCCCTAAAAATTAGGCATAAAAAAAAGGGCCAATCGGCCCTTTTAATTTAATTATGCAAATAATTACGGAGTTTCTAGGTCTGCAATTGCAGCCGCGAATGTTCCTTTTACAAATGCATTTGGTAAGTAGTTAGTTAATGCTACTCTTTCCGATACTCTTACAGTTACGAAACCATCTCTTACGTTAGTTCCATCTTCTCTGAAGAACTCAACGTTTACACCTTCACGAACCCAAAGTTGTGTTCCAACTCCAAAGTTACCAATCAAGAATGATCCGGCAGCTATTGCAGTATTTAAAACAACTTTTACGCCCATAAATACGGGTTGTAAACCTCCATAAACTTGGTCTTTGATGTAATTGTTAGTTGTATCTTTTAACAATAGGATTTTATGAAAATCTGTTGGGTTTAAAAGAATTGTATCAGCGTTATAATTAGCAATTGCCAATTGGTTCAATGATGCAACAATTACGTCAAATTCGTTAGCGTTATCAACAGAATCAGCTAAATCACCCGCAGCGAATGCAGTTGAATCAGTAATAATTCCGCTTAATTGTGGCGCTACTCCAGAACCTGAAAGGATTTGAGTGTCTTCAACTTCTAATAATTTTTCCGGCGCACGTGCTGAAAGGTAAGAAGTTAATTGAGGCGTATCAGCTAGCATTTCCTCAGAAATACGGAAGTAAGTTCCGATTTTTCTAACGTTAGCATCAGCAGCAGTCATATCGAAATCAGATTGTCCTAATGTAACACCTTCTGAATGAGCCGCTGCGCCATTTGAATATCCTGATTCTTTTACAAAACGAACAACATCACTTTGTGTTGATCCTTGTGCTAATAATTGACGAATATGAACCGGTCTTGTTGGGTCAAACTTATATCCCGCTACTCTGTCAGCCGGTATAACTTCGCCAGTAAAATCAGCGCCAACAGTCATATCAGCTTTGATTTCAAATCTTGCACTTCTTGAATTTCCTTTTGTAAGTCCTTCAATTGCACCGTTTTCGATTGCTTCAGATAATGCACCTTTAAAAGTCATTTTCTTGTTAGCGTTGAATTGCTTCTTGTTAGCTACTTCAAACGCGTCGAAACGCTCGTTTAATTTGTTACTCATTTCAGTAACTTCAGATTTTACAATTTCAGATGCTTTCACTTCAATAGTGTTTGCAACGTCATTGTTTGATTTTTCGATTTTTGAATCGATTGAATTAGATATTTGATCTAATTGGTTTTTTAAATTTTCTTCCATTTTTAAGATTTTAAGGAATTTAATAAATATTTTAACACTTCACTATCATTATTTTTTATCTCAACATTCGGCAAAGTGGTTTCATCAACCGGCTTTGTGAACTCCATAAATAATGATTTTAATTTTAAAACTTCGGCCTCAATAGCAAATCCCATATCGTCAGAGATTTTGCCATTGCGAAGTAATTTTGATAAATTGTCGTAACGCTTTGAAACCTTTTCCAAATCAACGTTTCCTTTAACGTCTAATATTTTGGCTTGGTCATTCGCTGCATAAGTAACGGCGCTAATTTCGTAAAGTTTAACTTCACTAATTTCACGGTAATCGCTTTTATTTTGTTTTTGGATTGGTAATATACCAACAGAATTTTCAGTTATTACGCCGCCCTTCATAAGTTGAACAACATCAGTTCCCAATTGTGTTTTTGGAATCTCTGCAACGAAAACAAGCCCTTTATCATCTTCATAAAGTTCAAGCATTTTTCCGATTGGTTGATTCATATCGTGTTGATATAAATATTTAACACGTTCACCGTTTTCGGCTATTGTCTTTTTATATGCGCCTTTAGTAATAATATCATCGTCAGAATCTTTGTTTCCAAAATATGATCCATAACCTTTGATGATTCCGGCCTTTTCATCGGCATCAATTAATTCACCAACTGGCGCCGCTTTGTAAAGAATTGTATTCATAAGAAAAATTTTTGTAAATATACGGATTTTTAAATTTTGTTAAAATAAATTAGAGCCACCCGCAGCAAGGCCCAAACCTATATCACTAATTTCACCAACTGTTTGCGCATTTTCTTTTGGAAATGGCGCGACACTACAACGGCAATTAATGACTTCAGCACTTGGCCCGCTTGGATCACCCGGGTACATTAAAAACGAACCTCCAACCATAAACGCATCATTGTATGGAATTGGTTCAGAGCCACCCGCTTCGGCGTGTGTGTCGCGCGTTCTATCATCAAACGACGCAATCCATTCCTTCATCATTTGGGCGCCCGGAAATATTGTTGTCGCTGATTCCATTGTTGCAAAGTTAGCCGCGGCCGTTGCTTCAGTACGAACTAAACGCGCCGCCTGATATCTTGCATAATTATCAAATTGATTGTTTAATATACGGGCCTTTTCAGTATTGCCTAACGTCATAAATTCAGGATCGGACATAAAACGTTGCGTTATTTTAATTAGCGTTTCCTTAGCCGTTCCCGATACTAATGTAACGCGTTGCGCTGCAACGGCTGAACCAAATGAAGAAAATGAATTTATCCATTGGTCGACAAATTGGCCCGCTTCAACGCCCTTTGTGATGTATTTGTCGAAATTCTTGGCGTACCATTTAGCAAATTGCAAACCAATATCGGTATATAAATCGCGGTATGTTTTTGATAAATCGCTTTCAGAAAATAATAATTGGAAATTTGTTTGACCTTCAGAAATAAACGATTCAACGCCTTTTTTATATTCCGTTTTATAATACCGTTTAACCTTTGATAATTGACGGCGTTCGGCTTTGTCAAGTTCATTTTCAAAATCCCTTTGCCAATTGTCGCGATTTATTTTCAAATTTTTATTTTTTTGCTTTGATGTATTCCGAATTAGAATTGAATGGCATATAATAACCGCCTATTTGATGCGAACCATTTCCGCCCATTTCAATCGCTCGAAGTTCCGCATCGTTTTTTGTGCTGAATAAATCTTTTAATTGTAGTTTATTTTCTTTAACCTCGGTTTTAATTTCCGCTTTGCTTAAAAACTTATTGACGTCAATGTCAATCGGTTCAATTGGCGCATCCATTTGCTCGGGATTAACCGGAATTAAATTTGCCGGAATATAGTAATCGTTTAGCGTTTCATCATCTTCATCAACGCCGTAATTCATAACCTCACGTTTTTCGTTTGGCGTTATCCACCACGCTTTGGATAACTGATCAACAACTTTATCAGCTTCCTCTTGAAGTTCTGGAATAACCGTGAAATCAAATTCAATACAAAGTTTATTCCCATACATTGGGGCCAACCAACGGTTTAATTCTTCTTTAATTTTTATTAATTCAGGAATCACCGCGTTTTGATATAACGCTTTTTTCGCTTCCTTCATATTGTTGTAAGAACTCGAATCGGTATTGTTTAACAATTGAACCGGTACGTTGTAGATATTACACAAATCTTTTACAGATGCGTTATATTGTTCAATCAATGATAAATCGGAAGCATTTAATCCAAAATTAACCCAACTTAATTTTTTAGGTGTGATAATAACATCGCCCGCATTTGATGAACCTTGGAATTGCTTTCTGAATTTATCTTTTAACTGTTGCGCCTGAACCTCATTTAAATCACCTTCTTCAGACATCAATAAACCTCTGGCCGTTTGGTTTTGCAGATATTTAACACCCGTTTGGATTGCTTCATTGTTAGTTGTAAGCGAACGTAAACCCGCTTGTAATGGTGATTGTCCGTATAAATGCGAACCAGTTCCATCATATAAGGGATTGAAATCTTTAATATGGCAAATATCTTTTGCCGGAATTTCGAATTGTCCGTTGTATTGAACTTTATATTTTTGAACGGGTTCCATTATACCACCGGAAATGATTTCCATTATTTGAGAAGGCATTGCGTAAAGTTCTGTATATTTTCCAACTCTTGGCCCGGTTTCTGGCCCAACTCCGTAAATGTAACGGTTGCCGGTTAATTTTCCGAATGATATTAACTCAGTAATAAACGCGTTGTAAGATTGGGCCGCATTTGGCCTATCTAAAATCTGATGTAATTCCGTATCACTTAATTCAACTAATGAACGCTTTTGTAATAACGCCGCTTTTTGTATTGTTGTACTATCAATTGAGCCGCTAGTCATTGATTTATAACGCTTATAATCGTTTTCGTTTTGTATCTCATAGATTTGAAACGGAATCGTTGTTGCTGCCTTTGTAATCAAGTTAATCAACGAATAAATCGTTGCGTTTTTTCGATAACCTTCTTGAATATATGAATCATCGTTTTCAGGATTCCAAACAATGGATTCGCCCAACCAATTATAAATCGCTTTGTTATAATTAATATTTGTGTTTTGTGAACTTTTATTGACAATTGATTTGAAACGATCTAAAAATGAAGCCATAAATGAATTAAATAAGAAAATTTTCGTAAAAATACGAAATTAAAATTTGTTTTATACAATAAAGAAATTATTGATTAGGTTCCTTTCAATTGAATATGATGTTACATCAATATGTTCATCGTGTTTGGCGTTTGGAAATGTACTAACTTGATGAATAAATGCATCATTCCAATTATCTTCAATCAGGTAAACGCGGCCGCCTTCAATAAATGGTGACGATGCGCGCGCCCTCTCTATTTTTGAATATCTTACAAAGTTTGTTTTTAATTCAGATACATTAAAATTTGTTTCACGCCTTAACAATTGAACTAATGATTTTCCCGATGCCTTAGGTTCAACTAATATTTGCGTTACATTAACGCCGCAAGATTTAACAAACGTCGTAATGAATGACTTTAATTCAGGCATTTCCAAATATTTATCAATGCTTTTAAAGATGTAAAGATTATCACCGCTTTTCCCGCTTATCTGAATCCCCGTTGGATCGTTTCTTGTGTCTTTAGTGTAAGCGCCATCAATATACATTTCAAACATTATATCGTTCGGCATTTCAGCGCGTTTAATTGTTTGGAACCATTCTTTTCGCCATTCGCCACCCTCCGGCGGTGACGGTATTTGTAAATATTGGCCGCTAAATGTGTAACGATCGGCTTGACGTATTGCCTCCAATTCATCAAATGAATGCTTCTCGGGCCATAATGGAACGTTGTTTTCATCTAATGCCGGGAGTTTTAAATGATGCCAATGTTCACCGCTTCCGCCATCTAATAAATAACCAGATAAATCTTCTTCGTGTAGCCGCTGCATAATTACAATGATTGGAACGGTTCTATCGTTAACACGCGAACGTATTGTTGTATTGTATCGGTTATTAATAAACGAACGCCTAACATCTGAAAGCGCATCATCGGGTTTCAATGGGTCATCAATTATAATGGCGCCACCAGTACCGGCCCCGAATCCCGTAATCGCACCACCTGAAGCCGTTGCATATACGCCGCCGCCTTCTTTTGTGTACCATTTCTTTTGGCTTTGTGAATCCTTCTTTAAGTTAATGCCCCAAATACGTTGAAACGCATCGGAATTGATATATTCCTTTGTCATTGAACTATTATCAAGCGCTAACGAGTCGGAATAGGATAAGTGAATAAACTTTGATTCGGGCCGCTTTGCTAATGACCACGCAATAAACATTTTAACGGCTATTTCTGTTTTACCATAACGCGGCGGAACGTTTATGATAAGGCGCTTTATTTCCCCGTTATTCACCTTTTGCAGCGTATTTGCTAGCGTTTCGTGAAATTTAGCGGCTTCGAACTTTTTACCGGTATTTTCTTTAAAGATATAGCGCGTAAAGAATAACAAAGAGTTTTCGCACTTTTCTTTAATTATTTGGTTAATACTCATTATTTAGAATATCGTCAATTTTTTGTTTTGCTTCGGGTGATAATTTTGTTGTTGATACTTCGGCGGTCATTTCTACTTCACGCCTTTCAATATATCCGCGTTTCTTACCTTTTGTTTTTAAATAAAATATTGTTGCGGTTGTGTTGCCTTTTTTAATTTGCTTATGCAATTGCGATTCAGCAAAGTCCAAAGTCATATTTTGCAGTTCATCAACATCGGCCCTAAATTTAGAATCTCGATTGTAATGTCCGTAAAATGTTGAACGGTTGCACCCTACAATTTTACACGCCGTAGTAACAACGCCCAATGATTGTTCGAGCGCTTCCAATAGATTTCCTTTTAATATGTTGGTTTTTGTTGCCATAACGCAAAGATAAAAAATAAACGCACATAAAAAAACCCCTCATTTCTGAAGGGTTAAATTAATAATTCGTCAAGGTTATCTTGTTTGAATTATTTCAACGCGTCCGTTGTTTTATTTTCCGCACAACTCGCAGAACTCTTTTGGTTCATCAGTCACCTCTTTAGGTTCATCATCAATAGGTAAATCAAACACGGGTAAATCAACACCCCAATCGGTTAATTCTTTAACATCCCATTCATTAGCTAGTATATCCCAATCCCATTCACCAAACCCGGAATTATCTTTTATTATGAATCGCCGCTTTTGTTCAGGTGTTAAACCTTTTTGAATGTCAATAGGTATTTCAAACAATCCGGCCGCTTTACACGCCTTTAAACGCATATTACCGCCTAATACTGTCATTGTTTCATCAACAACAATGGGCCGAATGTCCATCATCCAACCATCTTCCTTGATTGATCTAACAAGTTTTTTAAATTTAGCATCTTTTATTAAACGCGGGTTTGAAGGTGTTTCATTAACCGCTTTGATGCTTACTACTTTGCGCATTTGGTTTATTTAGTGTACCAAACGAAAGATATTGCAAAGATAAGAAAGTGAAGTTCCAAACAATGTTCAACTTCGTTTTCAACTTCAGATTCCAAAACAACGTGATCCATTGCAGAATCCCAATAATTAACCCCAACGCATAAACCGTAAATTGGATAAATAACTGTATTAAAATTTAATCTCATAACGCCCAATATTTTTGGTAAATATACAAATATAATTCCCAACATTTATTTTGGGCTTCTATATTGGGATAGTAAGAAGGCGATAAGGTGATTTTATTATTGTCATTTATTTCTACTTTTAAACCTCTCTTTGTAGGTTTGACGCCAACCTTAATATTATTTTTTAAACACCATTGCAGCGCCTTGTGATGATCTTCATTTACTTGTATTTTCTTAGTCATAATTAAAAAGGTAAATTGTCGGTTATTACTTCAAACTTTTTAGATGCCAATGTTATATCCTTATAAATTCCGCCGGCAGTAAAATCAGGCGCAATATCAAAATCACCTAATTGGCCGTTTTCTTTTCGTTTAACCTTTTCAACATACATTTTCACAATGTCCGAATTATATTGGGTTTTCTGTCCTATGCAACGAAACACAATCATTCCGTTATATGCTTTGTTAAAGAAATCAGCGCTCCCAGATATATCGTAAAGAGTTGGTTTTTTATAGCTGCCATTGTCTGATTCTATTTTTCTAGGGTGTGCCACTAAAAATAAATGTGTGTTTGTTTGCTGACAAAATTGCGTTATTTGTGAAAGCGCTTTGCCTATGTAAGAATGATCACGTTGCGCCGAATGGTCAAGCATATTCCAAGGATCAATCACGCAAACGTTAATTCCTTTTTGAAACACCAAATCCCTAAAGGCGTTTAATATACCCTCCAATGTTAGGTTTTCTAAATCAATTTTAACCCAAAAGAAATGATCCTGAATAAAATCTTTAGTTTGGTTTAAATCATCGTTATCACAATTTTTTTGATTTAATTTATTTGCAATTCTTTTAATGTGTCCCTCATAAGGAAATGATTCAGGTGAAAACATAGCGCAACGCATATCGTAACGCGTAGCCATATTGCAACAGATTTGGTCAACAACATCTGATTTACCTGAATTTGGTATTCCGGTCACAACTGTCCATTCACCCGGTGACATTTTAAAATAGTTATCAGAGTTTGGTAATCCAATTGAATAGTTCTTGACACCGTTTTCGTTATAGTTTAAAACATTATCCCAAATGTTATCAATGTTTAGTATGCCTTCCAAAGGAAAGTTCTTAGCGCCTTTAATTATATTACGCAACGTTTCCCCTCCTTTTGACATTAAAACCTCGTTAGCATCCTTAAAATCGCCAAATTCAACGTATTTGCAACGATATGCGCCGAACCTTCTGGCTAATTCATTACGGAGTTCGATTCCCGGATTGTCATTGTCGGTGCAAATTATAATCTGTTTTTTATCTTTAAAATATTCAAAACAATTATCCAGATATTCTAAACGTTGATTTCCTTTTGATGCACCATTTGGAACGCTACAAACGGAATACAAACCGGATTCGTGTAATGAAAGCGCATCCATTTCACCCTCAACAATATAAACTGTTTCCATTTCTTTGACATTGTCAAGGCCGTAAAATACAAGTTCAGCGCCAGAAACCATTTTAAAATTCTTTTCGGAATCTCTATATTTTACATTTAACAATTCATTATCACGGTAGTAATTGAAATTAATTGCGCGGCGCTTTTTACCTACTTGCGGAAAAAACTGTAATGATTCGCCGATTTTCCAATGTACCAAAGTTGGTTCTGTTATCCCTCGTTTATTAAACCATTCAACAACTCGCGATGTCAGATTTACTTTTATTTTTTCGGGTTTAATGTATTCGGGTTTTTTCTGAAATTTAGTTGTGCCGCTGAATCCGCAGTTGTGACAATTAAATAAACCCTGATCCAAATCAACTGACAAACATTTGTCGCGTTTGTTTTTACGTGTTGCGCTGCATTCCGGGCATTGTGTTTTAATTTTGCCGGTTGATTTATTTCCGACATCAATATTAAAATCGTTAAAAGTTTTCATTTGTTATAGTTTTGTTTTGGCTAAAGTAAAAATATTTTTTTAATTATTACAAATTTTTCAGAAATAAAAGTTCATCTTCATTAACTAATTTGTTTTGATCCAAGCAATACGCCATTACTCGGGTTTGTCTTAAATTGGATTCCTGAAATAACATTTCGTTTGTTGCATATCCTTTGAACTGATAGTTTGGATATTTTTCACAAACAAAAAAAGCAAACAAATCAACATCGCATTTGTTAAACTTGGGAACCATTAGCGGATATTGTTTTTGTGATGTCTTTACATCAACGGACATTGATAGCCAATTGCAATCGTAATCATCTGTTTTTTGACGCTTTGAAGTGTTTTTAATTTCAAAATCTGGGAACGTGTTTTTTTCGCGACAAAATATGTATTCAGCGCCAAATCCAAAAACGTTTAAGTTAACGCCACCAAATTCAGCAACACGGCCCGCACCATCCCAACCAGTTTTTTCTTTGTTAGATTGGCGCATTTCAGCCACTAATTCAACAATTTTTTGTTCGTGAATGTCTAATGTGTATATTTCATTTATTTGCAGCATATTATTGATTTTTTATTATATAGGTTTTTAGTTCATTAAATTCATTGGTTTGCATTAATTGTTTTAAATGAAATTCAAATAGTTCACCGCCTTTTGTTTTGGCGCCTAATTCTTGTTTTCCATCCGCAGCGCTTGTATATATATAAAACTCATTCAATCCCTTTACTTTTTGAAATCCTATTGGTTTTGTTTTTGATTTTTGCATCAGCATAAAACGATCAATATATTTAATCCCGTTTTTATCTAAATTTCTAAATTTTAAAATACTTAAGAAATTAGTTTGCCAGAAATCATCGGCCCGCAAAAACTTTGTGATATTGTAAACATCGCGCAAATCATATTTATCAATTCTTTGGATTTTGTCAAGACAATCCATCCAACGGTTTTTTTGGTTTTGTGTTTTGGGTTTATATTGAATAGGAAATAATTCTACAAAATGCGGGAACGCCTTTAAAACGGTTGAATTGTATTGAGGCGTTTTCGATTTCGTGGGTATTTCTTCTTTTAGTATTTCTTTAGTTATATAGTTTATATTAGTATTACTTTGTTGCGGATTTACCGGGCCCGGTTTTACCGCCGCGGTTTTCACCGTTGCGGTTTTTCCCGTTGCGGTGGGCTTTACCTTCTTAGGTTTGTCATTTAGATAGTAATTATAACCGGCAAATTTTCCGCCTTTTCTTATTTCTTTACGCACTAAAAACCCCGAATTTATTAGTTCTTTTAAACGTGTATTAATGGCGTCTTTGCCATCCTTAAAATGGCCGCAAATAAACTGAACGGTCATTTCTGTTTTTGATTCGTGGGAAAAAAGCCAACAATATAATCCGGTTGCGCTTGATGAAATTCCTTTATGCCTGAATATAGTGTTTGGCACGATTGTAAACCTTTCGAATTTCTTTGGTTTATATATTTTGTTTATGTCCATAGTAAAAAAATAACCCTATCAAATCAGCGGTTGCGGGCGCGTCATCAATAGGGTATTGAAAAAAGTTAGTGTTGCCGCAACTCAACTTTACAAATATAAAAAATAATCTTTTATAAAATGTGATTATATTTCACATTGTCACAAAAAGAACGCAAATCATTAAATATTTTTTTTAGTTCATCAATATCAATTTCTGAATCTTCATATTTAAACCATAGCAATTCAATCAATAAATCAAATTCAACCCGCGTTGATGTACCAACATAGTGATATGTTACGGCAATTTTATCCGAATCGGATTGTGTCCACCTAATTTTTTGATTTGCATCATCAAAATAAACTCCTTTATATTTCATTTTTTAACTTTTAAATTTCATTATTAAAGTATTTGTTTATAGTGTTAATACAATCGTCGAAATTATTATGCCAATCAACCGCCCAATTGCAGTTTTCAAGCCATTTAAGCCACTTTTTTTGATTTGGTGTGGGTTTGTTATATTTGTATTTTAATTCAATCGCTAAACCGCCTCTATTTGCATTTGGTGTAAAAATTAATAAATCAGGGATTCCGGGTTTTGCGCCAAGGTATTTCATTTTATATTGTTCAAATGGCGTTCTTTTACCTTCGTTCATTGGATGAGTGTAAATTGTTCCGGGATATTGCATTTCGATGTAATTCATAACGGCCC